CTCCGAATAGGGAATCGAACCTGCAAATCAGGCAATAAAAAACCGCCATCAGGCGGCTTGGTGTTCTTTCAGTTCTTTAATTCGAATATTTGTTACGTCTGCATGCGCTATCTGCGCCCATAGCATCCAGTGGTTATAGCAGTCGTTGAAGTCCTCTGCTTCGATAACTCTGTTGAATGGTTCTCCATTCCATTCACCTGTGACTCGGAAGTGCATTTATCATCTCCATAAAACAAAACTCGCCGTAGCGAGTTCAGATAAAAGAAATCCCCGCGAGTTCGAGGATTGTTATTCACCTTTGACGGCAAGTTGCAGGTTAGCCACGGTTAACCTCCTGCGGCGGTTCTGGTAGCGGCATCCAGTGTGTGACGTTGCGGCTCTGCGTTTCGAAAAATTCATCACCATCACGGACGACATCAAAAAACTCACCGTCTCGATATTGCGCATAAAGAACGAATGCGCCATCACATATAATAATTACGTGCTGACCATCATCTGGCATTCGCTCACTACAGCTTATCCAACCATCCGGAGTTACCGGAGAGTTGCTATCGGACTTTTGTTTGGCAGCACGCTCAGCCTTAAGCGATAGAGCGAGATACTGCTCCATCGATGTTTTGGCTCCAGCAATAATCTCGTCCAGCACATCATCAGTCAGGCCTTTATCTTTCATCATCGCAGTATATCCTTCACACCAATTAACCCCTTCCGGCTCAAGTAGTCCATTGCATCGCTTTGTAACTTGCTGTCAGGATTTGATTTTCTCAGTGAATGGGCTAAACGCTTAATCCACATGACCAACTCGCCCACCCGTTTGGTATCCTCATTAGTGAGGGTACCATCGGCACCATGAAGCATGGCGGCGCGATAGGCGTTCCAGCCGACAGCTTTTCCGTGTTCAAACGCGCTGTCAAAGTCATCATCAATTTCCATCGCAGCGGGCACAGATACCGGCGCTGGCGGGGCGGTGTAGAGCGGCATTACCTCAATATTGAAGATATCCCCCTCGCTTGGACACGCCTCTGCGCTACCGTAAACCCAAGGGTGAACGACTCCGTTACGCTTGTTGATTAATCTGTGCGCCCACGCCACAGGCTCTGCTTCCAGCGATGCCAGTGCGATACGCAGGGCAGCCAGGATATTCCCCTGGTAATCATCAAGCCCGAAAGGAAGCTCATCACGAACGCTTTCATAATCGTTGATAGCCTGCTGCAGCCATTCTCTTGTGATAGTGCTCATGATGCCTCTCCTTTACCTGCTTCGGTGACGTTTATTCCAGCGTTGTGCAGTGCCTCAAGAACCTGATGCTGCCTGTAAACCATTTCAGTGTGGTAAGGCTCGTCAAAATCGACGCGATGCAACATGCTATAACCACATCCGCTGTGCACGTGGTCTTTCATAGCAGAACCACACATGCAGTAGTCATTGTCAGTATTACTAATGATGTCGATAAGTTGCTGTGTCCGTTGCTTCAACATCGCATTCTCCGCCGCCAGCGCCGAAAACTTCTCGTGTGCCAACTTAACAGCTGCATCAGCCTGCTTAATTGACTCAGTCGCTTTCTGGTGGTCTTCGGTCAGCCCTGCTAAATCAGCCTCCAGTTCGGCTAGGCCTGGTGGATTCAGCGACAACCGCGCTGGGATTTGCAGGTGGCGGTTATACCGGTTCAGGCGGGAAATATGAACCTGCAGGTGTCGTTCACCGTGGTGAATTTGTTTTCACCAAAGAGGCTACCAGCCGGATCGGCGTCGGCAATCTTTACCGGATGATGAAAGGGTATGCCACGGGTGGGTATGTCGGGGGCGGTGGTACAGGCCCGGCTGCAGCACCTTTCGGTGTCAGTGTGTATGCCCCGGTGACGGTCGAGAATGCTTCCGGTAACGCACAGCAGCAAAACGACGGAGACAGGCTGGGTAAGGCGTATCAGCAGGTGATTAACAAATCTGTCAACGATGGTATCGCCAGGGCAATCCAGCCCGGTGGGCTTATCTGGAATGCGACCAATCGCAGGTAACAGTTATGACGATAGAAACATTCCCCTGGGGCATTAAGGTTTCCAGCCAGCCCACCGAGGGAAGCAAAGACACAGTCAGGAAGGTCCAGTTCGGCGACGGGTACGCACAGGTGAGCGGCTCCGGCCTGAATGATGAGATTCGTACCTATGAATATTCCTTTTCAGGGGATCCGACTACAGCGAATGAAATTCACGCTTTCCTTCGGCGGCATAAAGTGAAGTCGTTTATTTTCACACCGCCTTTCGGCGATACCGCGCTGTGGCGTGTCGAGGCTGACACGCTCAAAAAGGTGGTTAAAAACGTAAAAGTGATAACCGTAACCGCAACGTTTGAACAGGCATTTGCACCATGAGTCTTAATGCTGATTATCAAAAACTCGAGCCGGGCAATGAAGTCCGGCTTTTTTCTGTCGATGGCACAGCGTTCGGTATGTCAGATGTACTCCGCTTCCACGCACATAATATCGCGCATACCCCGGAAGAGATTGAGGCTGCAGGCGGGGATGAGAATAAACTTCCGGCGAAGTCCATCTGGTGGCAGGGGGAGGAGTATAAAGCCTGGCCGTGTCAGGTTGAGGGTATTGAAGCGACTACGGACGGTACCAGTCCACAGCCAAAACTGAGTGTGGCGAACCTGGACAGCTCGATCTCAGCGCTCTGTCTGGCGTATGACGATCTGCTGCAACGGTGATGGCACTTTCTCAATCACCGGCGCATGGCACGACCCGGATAAATATGCCCGCATCGATACCGGAGCCATCATTGACCAGCGGCCGGTGAGCGTGATCCCGCCGGGTAACCAGTCGCCGCCTGACAACATCGTGATCAGCTCGTTTTCCGTGGTGCAGCAAAATATCAGCGTCGAAACGATGCGCGTGAGCTGGGACCAGGCGCAGAACGCTATCGCCTATGAAGCGCAGTGGCGCCGCAACGACGGGAACTGGGTTAACGTGCCGCGCACCTCCACCACGTCATTCGACGTCCCGGGGATTTATGCCGGGCGCTACCTGGTGCGGGTGCGCGCAATCAATGCCGCAGAAATTTCATCCGGATGGGGCTATTCAGAAGAGAAAACGCTGACGGGTAAAGTGGGCAATCCACCGAAGCCGGTTGGCTTCATCGCTTCTGAAAATGTGGTTTTCGGCATCGAGCTGAACTGGGGATTCCCGGCGAATACCGACGACACGCTGAAGACGGAAATTCAGTATAGCCTGACCGGTACCGAGGACGATGCAATGCTGCTGGCCGATGTGCCTTACCCGCAGCGCAAATATCAGCAGATGGGCCTTAAGGCCGGGCAGATTTTCTGGTACCGCGCGCAGCTGGTGGACCGCAGCGGCAACGAATCAGGGTACACAGAATGGGTGCGAGGACAGGCCAGCATCGATGTTTCCGACATCACAGACGTGATCCTGGAGGAAATTAAAGACTCCGATACCTTCAAGGACCTGATCGAGAACGCGGTGGACAGCAACGAAAAAATTGCTGGCATGGCTGACGAAATTAAAAACCATGCCGACGAACTCGAGCAGCAGGCGAAAGACATCCTGGAGAACGCTGACGGGCTGGCTCAGGCCGAAGTGAAGATCGACGAGATTTCTGTGTCGATGGACGGCATGACGGGAGGAGTGAAGAACTCGGCAATCGCGATTATTCAGAATGGGCTGGCGCAGGTGGTAAGCCGTCGCTCGCAGACCGCCACGAACGCCGGGAACAGTGCCAGTATAGACAGAGTGGATACTACGATTGCCGATACCAGCCAGGCGGTCGCACGCGCGCTGGTCACACTGGATGCAGAAGCTGGTGGCAATATCTCTAACTCAACGGACCTGACAGAAACTCTTGCTGATTTCACCCAGGCTTCGGCAACAAAAATCAACACTCTGACTGTTAAATCAGGCGAAAACAGTGCAGCGATAAACGTCAACGCACAGGCTATAGCAGATGTAAACGGTAACCTCAGCGCGATGTATAACATCAAGGTGGGGGTGTCCAGTAACGGGCAGTATTACGCTGCCGGGATGGGTATTGGGGTTCAAAATACACCCTCCGGCATGCAGTCACAGGTAATCTTCCTGGCAGACCGTTTCGCCGTGACTACTATGGTCGGCGGGACTGTAACACTGCCGTTCGTTATCCAGAATGGCCAGGCCATTATCAGGGATACAGTCATTGGCGACGGGACCATAAGCAATGCAAAAATTGGCAATTACATCCAGTCGAACAATTATGTTGCCGGCTCTGTTGGCTGGAAACTGGATAAGTCCGGGACGTTTGAGAACTACGGTTCGACAGCTGGGGAGGGAGCCATGAAGCAGACCAACCAGACAATCAGCGTCAAGGATGGCAACAACGTTCTGAGAGTGCAGGTTGGCCGATTAACGGGGGTGTTCTGATATGGCTTATGGAATACAGACCTGGGATGCTTCGGGAAACCCCAACAACTACGGAATCAAGCCCGTTTCCGTTGTTGGACGTATACAACTTGCCGCCGGACAAAACTCCGGCAGCTGGTCTTTCACGGTACCCTCAGGAATGAAGGTCGGTTTTGCGCTCTCACTTGATGAAGGAGGTAACAGCGTAGGGAGGAGCATTGTCGCGTCAGGGAACACAATAACCGTAACCGCAGCCTCTTCTGTGGGCCTGGGTAATTACCCGGCCTCTAAATGTGAGGTGGTCGTTTTCATGGAGAAAGCATAATGGCCGAATTTGGCGCGATGATATTAATGGATAACGGGAATCCCTTTGTAACGCCACAATCAACGCCTTTCTGTCTTTACGGGAAGTATACCTTCAATTCATCCGCGAATGGCAGTTCTCAGCAGGTTGCTCAAAATATCGCTTTAAACGCTGATTACCCAGTGATGGTTTTTATCAAAACCACCAATACAGCACAGCCCACTCCGGTTATGTCTTACAGGAACGGCGGTAATGTGTATGTTGCTGGTGTTAATCCCTACAACCAAAGTTTCACTTTAACGGCGTACGTTTTTGCCATATTCCCGCAGATATTACCGAAATGGGGTTTGGCAATATGGGATGCGAGCGGAAAGCTTGTGTTAACTAATGAGTCCCGTGTGCTATCAGACCTGCAGACGGTTGGCACGCCTGGTGCAAACGGCGGGATAAATATTGACCAGACGCTGAGCGGGTCATGGGCCGTTGCACCTGCTCAGTTGGGTCAGACCATCATTGTGAATAATTCAACCCAGCCTCCGACTATCTACACGATAAATGCTTATTCTTCATGCAGGTTTGACGGGGCCAATACGAGGATAAACGCAGGGGGGACCTCCACTGGGGCAGGTTCACCTGGAGGGGGAACGAATACTGGCATTTCATTAACCGCCATAAATACAGCGGCCTATGATTGATTGATCGTTTTTAGCGATCAATAACATAATATTGATCTATCCAATCAATTATACCCACCAGAATTGTATTGGTATCGTCTAAGATACTGAATTCCTCTGGATACTATCAAAATGAGAAAACTGATTATCTGCATGGCAGGCGCTGTCATGCTTACAGGATGCGCTGGCGTAATTGAGAAACAGGAACCAGTTTGCAGCGGCACTGCAATCGTTGGCGGTCAGGAAACTACGGTTCAGATTTACGGTGTGCGTAAACAAAACAACCAGACGCAGTACCGGGCTGGATATCCTTTCAGCTGGCGCTGGGTAAGTGCGAATACATTTACCGAAACAACCTGCAAATAACCCACTACGCTTAAACATAAACCTCGCTCCGGCGGGGTTTTTTTATTGCCTGGAGAAATTATGCTCTATAACACTGGCACTATCGCAATTAACGGAAATACCGCCACCGGGACGGGCACAAACTGGACGTCACCGGCCAGCCAGGTCCGCGCTGGCCAGACGATCATCGTCATGTCTAACCCGGTGCAGATGTTCCAGATTTCATCTGTGAACAGCGCCACGTCAATGACGGTTACGCCTGCTGCTTCCCCGGCGCTGAGCCGCCAGAAGTATGGAATACTGGTGTCCGACAACATCTCTGTCGACGGACTGGCACAGGCGATGTCGCAGCTTATCAAAGAGTATGACGAGAACATTGGCGCGTGGGAGACGTTCGCCACTACCTCAGCAAACCAGACCATCACCGTTACCATCAACGGAACCTCCGTTAATATTCCAAGTATTGGCGCGCTTGCCAGAAAGGGGTCCAACAGCGATATCACCGAGCTGAAAGGGCTCACTACTGCGCTGTCTATTGCACAGGGCGGGACTGGGGCAAAGACCGAAGCTGACGCTCGCGCAAACCTCGGTTTGGGAAACAGCGCCACCAGGAACGTTGGAACGGCGGCGGGAACGGTGGCGGCCGGGGATGATTCGCGATTCGATAAGATTGCCAAATTAGGAAGTGCAGCAACAAAAGATACTGGTGAGGGTGAAGGAAATGTGCTGATAACGGGGTCATTTGGCGTAGGTTCAAAAATTTTACCAGTAATCGGCGACATCTGGGATAAAAGTCATGGAACGCGCTTCTGTAACGTCTCTCCTACCACGTCAGGTGGGCCGGGTATGTATGGTTCAGGTATCAGATTCTCGGACCGAAATGTTGGCAGTGGGGCCACGTCTGCTGCGCAACAATCCTTTGCCGCCCTGATCCTTAGCGGAAAAGTCATTCAATTTATGGGGATGGCTGATGGTGTCGACACTGGCTGGATGAAGCTTTACCACACTGGAAACACGACTCGGGCATCAGACGGTACGTTGAAAGCTGCCTCTCCAATTATCAAGTTGTTCAGGGATGGTTCATGCCAGCTTAACGACGAATCAGAAGGCTGTACTGTAACCCGCTTGGCTAGGGGAAAATATCTTGTTGAAGGGTGTGAGGGACTTAACTCTGATGCGGCCTGGGGAGGTATTGATGGCGGTTTCGACATCCCCACCGACCGCAATAAACAACCGCTTATCTGGCTGGATTACGAAGTAAACGCTGATGGTTCTGTGCTGGTGCAAACCTATCATCGAACACATCCTGGCGCGCCTGCATTCGCCAGGAACGAGCTGCAGGGTATCAGCGATGGCGATCCGGTCGACATTCCGCGTGACCAGTTTGTGTCCGTCCGTGTCGAAATGCCTGCCGATTCTTTATACAACAAAAAAATCAGGGCCGCAGAGCTCGCAATGGCTACGGATGAAGGTGAATAAAGGTCGGTTTGGGAAACAGCGCCACCAGGAACGTTGGAACGGCGGCGGGAACGGTGGCGGCCGGGGATGATTCACGCATGGGTACGGTGAACGGAAAATCAGGAGGAACGATTTCATCTGCTGTGACAATCAACGGTGTTGGCGGCGGAGCAACTGACTGGCATACAAATGCCGGTGGTGGTTTAGGGGTCAGAAAGGGAAGTGGCGGTGATAACTCCATTGAGATGAATAATACGACCACTGATCCATCTCAGGGGAATTATGTTAATCAGATAATTGGTAAGTGGTATAGCGGTTCATGGGCGTTTGGTGCAATACGTAGCGGCTCTACCCCACTTGATCGTGTTCAGTTAAATGTGGTGGCAGAATCTGGAGGGGCAGCAGCATCATTTATGTTTTACCCAGATGGTCGTGGCACTGGTGGTCAATGGGTATCACTCTCAGATGCGCGTATAAAAAAAGACATCGCGCGCATATCCGATCCTCTCACAAAGATGAAAGCCATTAAAGGCTGCTTTTGGGAGCGTATAGACAATGAAACCACTGGTTACGGCTTTATTGCACAGGACGTTGAGCAAGTATTTCCCGAAGCTGTTAAAGGTGGCTATGATATTACTCTGGAGGACGGAACTATTATTCCTGATGTGAAAACTGTCGATACTTACGGGGTTGCTGCAGCTTTGCACCATGAGGCAATTCTGGCCCTAATGGTTAGGGTCGATAATTTGACGAGTAAGGTTGAAAAACTGGAACAAGGAAGCTGAATAATTTGCAGCCCGTAATTTTCCGGAACGGGCTGCAGTTGAATGCTCAGGATTCATGATGCCGCTATTTTTTGCTTAATCTCCTCCAGCTCGTTCTGTGTAGCCTCCAGCTTCTTGATGACGTAATTCAGGGCCAGCACGGTATCAAGCATAATGACGTTCGTATCAAGCGCCAACGTATCATCAGCATCAATCCTGTTGCCTTCACTGTCGAACGCCGGTGATGCAGGTACCAGTTTGACGTACTCACTGTCAATCTTCATCGCGTCCTGAGCAATTACGCCTCGGCGAACTCTCTCACGAGGGTCATCATTGTAGACGTAAGTTGCTGGCAGAAATTTTTTGATATTCTCGTATGACTGATAACCATCATCATATTTAATATCGTGCTTCAGCGTAATGTCACAGTTAGGCTGCTTCTGGAAAATATAGTTACCGGAAATATTTCCACCAGCGTTAGCGTATATATCACCGTTTGCTGTCGTGAATTGAAATATACGTTGCCCGGCAGAACCACCATCCCCGAGCGTTGTTATTGCTACATCCGCCCACGAACTAGGCCCGGTAGCTATAGAACCAAGCCCTACTGTTGAAGAATATCCACCACTGCATTGACTATGCCAACGGGCAAAGGGAATAAACCCTGCATCATTATTAACTGATACGTTACCTCGGAAAAAAGAGATATTTCTTTGCCATGTGTTAATGTCTGACCATGAGCCACCATAACCAGCCCCATCAGCTCCACACGAAGATGATTTGAATCTCTCATCGGGGTAAAATAAAAATGAACCCGCGGTACCAGTTCCGCTATTAACATTTAACTGCGCTCTGTCTAAATTAGTCCCACTCCCCCGAACGCCGCCAAGAGACCAGTTCCCGTTATACCAGGCACCTCCCACGGCGTTTACATAACTTCCGACAGTCCCATCCCCTGTAATGTTGTATAGCTTTACAGTCTTATCACCACCTTCCTGAGTAGATACGCCAATGCTGCTACCCTGAGTTACCATCAAACTGCCGGTAACATTTCCTCCTGATTTACCATTGACGGTGTTCAGCCTTTCATCATTTCCCTGGGCTACAGTGCCCGCTTTGGTGCCGTATCCTAAACCGACGTTTTATAGATTGCTCTCGAGCGGCCTGGCCGATAACTTCACCTGATTTTTGGGTATTCGGGAAATCCTGTTGTTAGGACATCCCGAACCCCATTGAATGGAAAATGATAGGTGTGTTGTTGGTGGCTATTTATCCGCCGATTTTTGATTCGATAATAGCGTCGATAGATACGCCGTAATCGTCCAGTATTTCGTCATCCAGATCCCACGAATTAGCTGTGAAATAGCCAATCGTGAATGGCGATTCTTTCACTGGTTTAGGCTTACTGAACTTGTGCGCCAGGGTGAACAGCGTTTTAGCCCGAAACATCTCAAAGGACATCCCGCGCGAGTCACGGTTTAGGTCGCGCATTTTGCGGTTGATGGACTCTGTAAAGGCGTTGGTCTTCCGCTGTGCTGGGCCGAAGTAGGAGAATATCTCTTTCTCCCAGTTCGTCATCGACGTAATCAGCGGTTTCCAGTGCTTCTTATGATGTTCGGGTATCTTTGACAACCAGTTCTGATAGCTCATTCTGGCCTCAGATTCGGTCTGTGCCAGCCAGATATCAAAGAATTCCTCCTTGAGCTGGTAGGCCAGACCCAGCTCGGGATAGTGATCCAGCCACGTTTCGATAATCATCTGCTGCATGGGGTTAAGGTCACGCTTACGCATCAGCATCATCTTACGGTCGCCTTTAAGCTGCCGCCGATGGTGTACTGTCAGATCCTTTTTGAGCGACTTACGCAGCGTTTCCATCGCCTCGTTAGCCATGCGCTGGATATGGAAGCGGTCAACGACGATGCTGGCTTTCGGGAATAGCTGGCTGGCGACGTCGCGGTATGGCTTCCACATGTCCTGACAGACAATCTGCACGTTCTCGCGGCCTTCCATGTGGGCCAGACGGTTGTAGATGACGTTACTCTGCCGGGATTCCAGTATGTCGATAATGGTTCCCTGCTCGATGTTGGTCAGAACGCAGCGGAAGGTTTTGTTCAGGTACAGCTCATCAATGCCCAGCACTCGCGGCAATACGGGCTTGTAGGTCTTCGCCTTTTGCTCGCAGTAAGACTTGATGACCCCACGGGTGACGGACTCATCAAAGCCAACATCTTGCGCGACACTGGCGTTAGTGCCGGTCAGCGCACGTTTAATGATGTACTGATAGCAGCGCTTCGTCATGCGATGGGCTTCGGCCATCTCGGGGATTGCCGGGGTGAATGTGCCATTGCATGATTTGCACTTATAACGACGAGTTACAACCCAGAGCGTGACGCGCTTCCCGTGCATGGGAACATCCCGGTACTTCACCAGCTTTTTGTTAAAGCGGATGATGTCGGACACTGCACCGCAGGCGTGGCAGCAAGTCGGCTCCGGGTATTCAACCTTGAACTGGTAGTCGTGCTCATCCTCCTGAAACTCCAGAACGGTAGCTTTCAGGGGGTGTAACAGGCTCGTTGGTGCAATCTCGCTCATCGCTTTGTCCCTTATTATCCGCGAGGTAGGCTGTTCTGACGCAGGCGAGGCAGGACTCGACGCCAGTTTTCATCTGACACGCTGTGAGGGTGTGGAACGATGTGTTTCGTTTCCCGTTCGAGAACCTTTCTACCAGCTTCGAGAGTACGCTGGTACTCAAATGCCATTGAGTAGAAGCTCGGTGCGTATTCAGATTTAAGAGTTCTCATTGCAGGGTAGGCCAGCTCGATCTTCTCCCGCATGTATTCGGCGGCATTCCATACCCAGCAGAGAGCGCAAAGCTCCTCGGTGGTGAAATGCACTGATGTGGTTGCCGGAAGCGTCTCGCGACCCAGGTACTCGCCTTCCAGCACGTTCAGGTATTCGATCGCTTCCCCGACCTGCTCAGGCTGCAACTGATGGATATGCTCAACATCGAAGCGCTGATGAACCAGCTTCCAGATGTCAGGATAGATTTTGCCGAGGCCAGTCGTGATTAACCGTTCTACCGTTTGGCGCAGTGGGGTGAGTTGGGTTGCCGTGCATTGGCGATTCTTACGAACCTGCTCGGCTTTTTCCTTCTGGCTAAAGTAGAAGTCTTCCAGCTTTTCGAACACTTCCCACGCTTGATCGGTTTCGAGCATTTTGGCGTGCCGAGCAGCACCACGCTCCGTCCAGAGCACGAGGCTACGAGCATGCTTACCAACAGACTCGCTTAAAGATAGTCTGTTCTTAAACGCTTTTAATTCAGTACCTTCCAGCTTAAAGAAGTGTTTTCCAGCAATGAAACGATCATCATTGCGCTTATGGTTTTGCTGGATGCGGATGGTTTCAGTGCCATAAACCTGAGCCAACATATCAGTGGTGATCACCGGGAGGCTGTTGTAGGTAACAACTGGCAGGCTTTCTACTTGGGAATGGTTAGTCATGATGACCTCGTTTGGCTTCTTTCTACAGAAATCCACAAATGTGGGTGTCAGGAGGGTAGAAACGGCCCAAACAGCCGCGGACTTATTTCCCTTTCGGGTGTTGTATTCGTCGCCCTCCCGACATTGATCGGGGTGTGATCGCACTAAGTGCAATCACTGAATAGCAGGCATAAAAAATCCAACACTATCGGGGTTGGTTAAATCCGGTTTGGGGGAGGTTTCTACGCCTCGTGAGACAAACAATAGAGGAATAAGATCAGGAGGTCAACAACAACTTTCACCGCCTGTAAAAATGAATTGCAGATCTTATCAAAAGGTCTTCAGCAACTACTTATCCCGAATACCCAATAATTTAAAGGCAATTTAAAGAGTTATTTGTCTAATGTGGGAAGCTGCAGCGCGTCGTATGCAAGAACGTGCTGCAGCTGGCTGGTGAACTTTCGATAGTGCGAGTATTGAATGATTTCCAGCCGCTACCGATTTTACTATGTTTTCAGTAGAACACTTAGACAAAACTGAGACACACAAATCTTTGCACTGGATTGCAAGACTTTGTGCTATTCGATAGTTTAAGGTCGCTCACTCTACCTTTTCATCAAGCCAGTCCGCCCACCACTGCATCATTTCTCTGCGCTTATCGAGATACTGCGCATGGTTGTAAATACCGCGCACAGATCCGCCGTTGGCATGTGCCAGTTGCACTTCAATAGCATCAGCAGGCCATTCGTGCTCGTTCATAATCGTGCTGAATTCATGCCTGAATCCGTGACCGCTTTCCAGCCCTTCATAGCCGATTTGTTTGATCACAAGCAATACCGCGTTCTCGCAGATTGGCTTCTTCTTATCGTTGCGTCCGGCAAAAACAAACTCTGATACTGGTTTAGTGATGGAGCTTAGCGCAGTGAGAAGTTCAACCACCTGGTCTGACATAGGAACAACATGAATCTTGCGGCCCTTCATCACACTGGCGTCGATGGTGATAATCCTGTTTTCAAAATCGACGTTCTTCCATAGCATGGAACGAAGCTCTTTTGTTCTGAGGGCTGTGTAGCGTAAAACTTTGGTCGCAATGAGCGATACGATGCTTCCTGAAAATGTTGCCAGTGCTTTGTTAAATGCTTGGATCTGGTCTGCAGGAAGAAACGGGAAGTTTTTCTTGCGGTATCCCTTCATGGCGTCAGCAAGGTCAGGTGCCGGGTTATATTTAGCCCTGCCGGTGACAATAGCGTAACGGAAAACCTCACCGCATCTTCTGCGGGCTTTATTTGCTCGCTCCATTGCACCGCGATCTTCAAATCTGCGGATTACTTCCAGCAGTTGCATCGGCTCAATATCCTGAATTTCAAGGCCGCCGATGATAGGTAAAATGTCGTCATCAAACATTTTTGCAAGTTCATTTGCATATCCTACTGACCAGACTTGCTTCTTGTGCTCGTACCATTCCTTGTAAATGGCGCTAAAGGAATTGTTGTTAGACGAAGCCTTTTTCGCCTTTACCGGATCGATGCCAACCGAGATCTCTTTCCTCGCAGTCCATGCTTTATCCCTTGCCTCCTGCAAAGTCATAAGCGGATATTTTCCGACGGTCAGGATTTTCTCCTTACCGTCAATCTTGTAGCGAAGCTGCCATACCTTTTTCCCTGACACAGGGACATAAAG